ATATCATTTAAGTATACCATCCATGCTAACTCTCTGTTTGCTGCTCTAAAACTAGAGTTTTCATAATGCCAAGTATGATAACCACCTCCAACTGGAGTTTTTTGTACTTTCAAACCAACTGATGCTAGTTTAACTTTACTAATATGATCATACTCTTGCTTATAGTTCTCAAATGCAGAATTTAGATATTTATAGAAGTGTGCAGACACTCCCATATCAATATCATCATACATCATACTAACATCATTACGTGCTAGTTTCTTTTGTGGCATCTGATTACTGCCATACTGTCCGTAATCTGGATTGATCTCTAAATGCTTTTCAAAATTAGATATAATAGAGTTGCATATCTCATGATGTACAAGTCTTCTGTATACACCAATAAAATCTTCAAACTTTCCTTCTAATCTATCAGGATTAATGATCAATCCACTCTCACTCGCTTCTAACATCAATAAGCTCTGATCATATACTTAACTAAATGATACCTTGTTAACAGTGGAATGTCAATATCTGGTATTAATGCAGAATCAACACTTAACTTAACAGCAGATGATAATGTAAATGTACCTTCATTAACATCAAGACCAGCAGAGTTAATAGGATCTCCTTGTGGTTCAATACGTTCAGTAATAAACTCAATACCTAGATCAGTTTTACCAGAAGGATATGTTGTGATAGTATTTTCTACCTCTGCATGAATGAATGAAACATAATCAATACCAAAGTTATCGTTGTTAGCATTTCCTGCAGCAGATCTTGATTGTCTTACCTCTAATATTAAATTACTTACTCTCATAGACTGTGGTAGAGGTATGTCAACAAAAGTCCAATTTGTAGGACCACTAGCAGAGGAAATTGTACCAATTTTAATAAAACTAGTAGCATTGTCATTACTACCAAATAATTCTAGTGGTTCACCTGGTGTTTCTCCACCGTTAGAACCATTACCGCGAATGACTCTAAACCTAGCTGTAATCATTTCTGATCCCTTTGAATTAGTTGATGAAGCATTAACTTGAATTGTTCTTGCAAATCTAGTTGCTTCATTTCCAAAGAATCTAAGATATTTCTCTCCATCAATAGATGAGAATCCACCATTTACCCCACTACCAGTTCCAGACTGAACATAATTAACTTGAGGACTTGAACTATCAAATAATCCAGAAGTGGTTGAAGTTCCTATACCAGGATCATCAGACTCAGTTGTTTGATAACCAATAATACCAGATCCACTTTCTGAACCAGGAGTACCAGCATTACCAACAACTAATGTTCCAGCGTTAATATCAGTAACATCAAATTGGAACTGAAGAAATGTACCTGATCCACCTCCACCTCCACCATCACCAAAGAATGTTGTGTTTTCTTCAGCGATCATCTCAACAGTTCCATCACCACCATCAATTTCCTGTCCATTGACAGCACTGATACCACCATTACCAGCATTTCCTTGTGATATAAAACTTGCTGTAGCACCTGAACCAGATCCTCTATATCCACTTTGTCCTCTAGTAGCACCATAACCATCTCTACGTGCGTTAGAACCGTTTCCAGCACCTCCACCACCACCGATGCCAGCACCGAAACCGACGCCACCACCGCCACCTCCTCCTCCGCCACCAGAGCAGACGGAGTTACCACCATTACCACCACTACCAGAGAAGATAGAACCTAAATTTTGTGCACCATCATTACCACCAGGACCTGCGTTTTGATCAGCACCCTGAGTGGCATCACCTGCAGCACCTCCACCTCCACCACCAGCAGCTCCAGCGAGTACTAATGAAGAAGTACCAACAGCAGAGGCACCGCCTCCGCCTCCGCCTCCTCCACCACCAGTACCATTACCACCTTTACCGCCAAGTGCGAAACCAGTTTGTGATCCCTGACCACCAACTCTATCAACTCCTTTCTTTCCACCACCAGCAACGTAAATTCTCAATGCAGCATTTGCTCCAGGATTAATGTTAACATTAATTCTCTTACCAGGACCACCATTTCCTGGCCACCAACCAGCACCACCATCACCATGACCACCTGATCCACCGCCACCACCTCTAATGATCGCTTTTAAACTATTAAGTGGCCATGTTTGTGGAATATTGTAGGTAACAAATGTAGAAGAAGGTGTGCTAAATGTCTCTGATATTTCATTAGTTCCTTCAAATAAAGTTTGTGCACCATCACCACCAGCACCTAAAACATAAGATGTAGTTCCACCAGTACCACCTCCAGAAGGACCTCCAGAAGTACCAGGATTACCAGGAAAATACTGTCCAATTTTAATATCTAATCCATTTACAGTATATGTACCAGTTCCAGTGATGTTTGTTGCACCAGATGCACCAGTAACAATTCTAGCTTGTCCACCGTTACCGCCAGCTCCACCAACGTCTCCTCTATCACCACCTTCACCACCTTCGGAAACAATTTGTATTTGGGTTCCATTGTAAGTAAATTCATAATAACTATCACCACCATTTTGACCAGCAACATCACTGGTACCACCACCTCCTCCACCTCCGCCAAGACTTCCAGAGACACCTGATATGGGACTCTGTGCTATTGTAGGAGCAGGAACTGTATAAGATCCAGGAGTTGTTGTTTCTAAAATATTTGTTGTAACAGTTGTAGATCCACCTGGTATAGTGATTGTTTTACCACCAATAGTATATGAATCATCAATATCATATACAGTGTCAGAGGGTTTCTGAATAACAGTTAACGTATCAGCTGGTAAATCTCCTGCTACTTTATATTGCATTTCTATTACAATATCTTGACCACCACTACCATTAGTTGTTGCAAGTAAAGCTTCACCAATTCTAGCTTTATATTTTGTTTGCGCAATATAAAAGTTATCATCATCAATAACAATTACATACCACTCTGTATTCTGTGTGAATGCAACAGGAGTGCCATCTAGATTAAATGACATTTGTGTAGTTTGTTCATTAGATTGAACTCTAATTTTGTATCCAGTGAATAGATCATGAGCAGGAATGTTAAATTTTGTTCCTTCAGCTTCACCAATAACATTTGTTGCAGTGATAGTTTTCGTTACAACCTCACCAATACCAGCAGTGTTACCAAATGTAGAGAGAGTTGGATCGGTTATAACATAGTCTACAATACCATGAGTGTGAAATAATGGTGCACCATCAGTTGGTAGGAAAAAATTAACCTGTCCTGTAGTATCCTTATAACTAGCAAGATGATTATCAACAGCAAATCCAGAACCTTCAAATGTTCCTGCCTGTGGTGCTGTAGATGTTAAGATAGCGTGATCATGTTCAGGAACTGCAGTTATCATTTTTTCTTGTAAAGGACCTACTTGTAATGTCACTTCACCTGTAAGACTTCCACCAACAAACTCAGTTACGTTTTGATATCCACTAATTACGATGTTTCCAATGTCAAATAGTGCTTCTTGTTGTGTCTTAGAAAAGAACCATCTACCACCTGTTGCACCAACAGTAGAGATAACGTTACCTGATACAGGAGATCCACCACCACTAACACCACCGCCAGCACCAATTATTTTTCTAGCTTTGTAATCAGGAACATTAAATTTAACATTTGATGTTTGTCCAAAATCTTCTGGATCATAGATACCACCAAGTCCACCGTACTTATCTTCAAGTACTTCATATAATAGTGGATAATCCTGTGCATCATATTCAGATCCATCACAATATAACCAACCCTCGTATTGCATAGCTGGATCAGAAGCAGTTGTATTAGATGTAGTAACAATTTCAACTCTTGCTGTTCCACTACTGCCTGGTTGAGAAATATAGACTACATCTCCATTTTTATAACCATAACCTGGTTTTTTAATAGTGACAAAATTTACACTACCATCTAAGTTTGCTGCAATACCAACTCTTAAACCAAATCCAGTGCTTGATGCTACTTTGACTGTTCCATTAGAACCAATGCTGGTAATATTGTAATATTTACCTGCAGCAATATCTCCATTACTTCTAGAAAATTTAATATTATTTGAATTAACAACATCAACTAAAAATGAGAACCCTTTATCAACTTGAATACCACCAACACCACCTGCTGATAACGTTGGTGTTGCTGTTGCACCTGTACCACCTCCACCAACTAGTGTAACAACAGGGAATTGATACCCTTGTCCACCATCAATAACATTAATTCCAGTTACTGTTCCTGTGCTAGTATCAATTTCTGCAGAAAATGTACCAGCTATAAGAGGACCACTACCAGCGTCAGTTACTTGTACAAGTGGTGGTGTTGTGTAACTACTACCACCGCCACCACCAACAGCAATAGATTGAATAGATGCTCCCAATGTTAGTTTATTTGGAGCTTGATCTGTTGATGTAACTGTTAGTTGATCACCTTCAATGAAAGGGTGACCAACAATATTAACATTATCTGTTCCTTCTACAAATGCTGTTGCTGGAATATCATAAGTTATTGGAGTTGTGGGATACCCAGAAGTTGTTGATAAATCAGTTACATATCCAGTACCACCTCCAGCACCAGAAACAATTGATCCTAAGTTTAATACAACGCCATTATCAGTGACCTTATCGTCTGTTGCTTTAAAAATAGGTACAATAGAACCAATTGGCATTGTTGAATTGCCAAATGTTGATTTATCTGTAAGAAAATTGGTGCGGATATTTCTTGACATTTTAGGTTTTAATTAAGTAATCTACCATAACAAAAGGAGCGATTAGACTATCAATCTTTGTATCGCTCTCTGGTTGAATATTAATAGAAGCACTCATTCCATCAACAGCAATGAATACCTCTGGTATATTTAACTGATAATTAGTGAGTGGAGAATTGTAATTTATAGTATGTGTGTGTCTTGTGGGATCTTCTTCATAATTAAATGCTTCTGTAGTCTCAATAATATTTGAAACTTGAGGATATGCAGCATTAATTGCACTATCAGTATTAGTATCTACTGGTAAAACATTATGTAACGATTGATTGTGAGTATATGCTCCAGCGTCTTCTTTATTACTGCCGAAGGATGTAGTATTAATTCTTAATCTAAATTGAGTTGACTCAGAACTAAGGGCATATGCTCCTATATCTGGGAATGTAAGAGTATTATTAGCATTATATCCAGTACCACCATCTATAATAGCAACAACTTTATATCTTGTATTGGTTGGAAGTCCACCAGCACCTGGCCACGCCTCAAATCTAACAGTCAATTTCATTCCACTACCATCACCACCAACCATATCAACATCACCTGTGACAAAATCAGAAAGATTAGACCATGGAGAACCAGTAAGATTAGCAGTAGAATAAGACCATTGTCCTAATCCCTTATTATAAAATCCATTAGTAACATCTAAACTTTCATATAAAGAAAATGATTGTAGAACACCGCCAGGAGTAGCAGCAGCGGTAGGAATATTATCACTACCAACTCCAGTAGCACCCTCAACATAAGTTTCACCTATGTCCTTATCAGAACTAGCACACTCCATGTTAACAGGTCCTACAGTAATACCAAACGGTGCAACATATGTTTGTCTACAAGGACCTTCAGGAGTAGTATCAACATTCAGGGGTCCTTTGCCAGTGGGAATCAAACAACTTGTAATAAATCCACCACAAGTTCCTTTACAAATACCATAATATTCAAATGTCGCACCAAATCCTAAAAATGTTCCAGATGCAACATAAGCACCAGTATTCCACACCTCAGACTGTGCCCAGTGTTTACATGCTGGTTGTCTTCCTGTATCACCAGAGTCAGTAGCATCATACCAATTGCCAACACCAATTGTAGAAGCGTTATTGTAATAATTTAATTCAAATACATCACTACCACCACGCCTAATAGTTCTACATCTATATGTTGTAGTGTAATGCAAATGTGGTAAGAAAGCTTGTGCAGATACAGTTTCTTCGTCTGGACTTCTAGGTTTAGTAAAACCAACATTACCTGTAAGAGTAACAGTTCTAGCAGGAACTCTATACTGTCCTGTCATATCAACAACTGCGGTTGTTCCTACATTACTTGATACATTAACACTAACACCTGATCTTTCAACAGTCTGACCAGCAGCATTAATCACTGTATTATCATTAATAACACCCTGATCTGATGCAGAACTAGCTCTAATGAATTTAGATCTTAAGTCTGGAACTTGAAATTGTGTGTTTGATAAAGTTACACCCTCTTGTTTAAATGCACATCCCTCACCAGTTCCA